CCAAAAGGAGTTTAATATCGAACCGATGTTGTCAGATATGGCGGCTATTCGCCGTTCATATCTGAACATCAAGAAACAGGTGAATAATCTGCTTCAAGATGAAGGCAAGGCAAAACGTCATTACTGGCGAAAAGCCCTTACGTCCGACTATCACGACGCGGTTACCACGGTGAATGCGAGTGGCGCCAGTTATGGCGTCACCTATGCAGACACATGGACCCACGTTGTGACTTATCGTACTGCCTTGTTCAATGCTGAAATGGAATACTCCTTCGTTCTGAAGGACTATGAGCGAGACGAGAGTCTCACCCGTGGCGCACTCGATAGTCTCGGGATCAATGCTGATCCCGGGATTATTTGGCGTGCCATTCCATGGAGCTTCGTGGTTGACTGGTTTATCGGTGTTAACCGGTACCTCAGTCAATTCGCGTTGCGTAACATTGAACCAACAACATATGTCAGTCGTTTCTGTTTCTCGACTGATGTCGAGCGGTGGACGACTACTTCACGTAGTCTTACCATGACGCCCGGCGTTCCGTCGAGTACAGATATATGCACGGTGTTTGAGTCTGCCTATACTAGGCAGATTATTGCACCTGGCTTACAAAAGGCATTGAGCCTTAACAACCTGAACTCGAAAGAGTTCTGGCTAGCTGGTGCTCTGGCGGTTACCCGTTAGAGTATTGACGAACTGGACGCTTCAAGCCGTAATTGGCCCTTGGCGTTCAGATATAACAAGCCCTGCTACGAGGGTTTCCCAACGTAGCTATTGCATGCTAAACAATACACTAAACACGAACGAAGTAAAGGACTCTGCCGCTGCTGAAGTTGAATTCAGCCGGTTGAGTACAGATGCCCGCAGTACCGAGTATGCTCAGATAACTGAGACCCCGGCTGCCCCCCACCGTCTCAAGATTTCACATCAAGAGATAGGTAGTGGAAGTTCGATGCGTCGGCGGTCAGTCGTCAGAGTGGATAAAACCACTACTGGCGTTGACTTGAAACCGGTAACATCGACTTGCTACGTCGTTCTCGACATTCCTGTCGGGAATTTAGCGACGTATTCCGAACCCAAAAATGTTCTCGCTGAGATCATGAGTTTCTGTGCCACAACTGGCGCAGCAACGACTGTTCTCTTCGATTGCACTGGGAACGGAGCCTCTGCACTGATCACTGGTGGTCTTTAACCCTTAAAGGGAACTCGAAAGAGTCGTCCACTATGAGCAGTACCTTTAGACGATTGTTGTCCCTCCTTGTATATGCACTCATTTCTGGTGCTATTACTGGCTGTACGCTCGATAAGCTCACGATTGATCGACTTAACATCGACCCTCGTGGCTCGTCGTCGCACGACCAAACAACTCTCCCTGAACCTTCGCCAAAAGCGGAGTAGTAAGAGATAGTTGGGAGCAAACATGTGAGACTCTTTAGGCTATTGACGCCTGAAGAGTCTTCGTCTTCGTGTCCATCGTGTCACACGTGTAAAGGCATGCTCGAGGAGTCGTACCATATGGCCGACACAAGAGCCTCGATGTTCGAAAAACGAATCATCGTCCCTTTACTGTGTGATGTTCAAACATCATGCAGTGAAGTGTTCTCTAAACGAGCACTGCGCTTGACTATCCAAAAGGTAGAAAAGCGCATTACTCGGGAAGGTATAGGTTTTCTTACGAAAACCTTGCCCCGTCTTGCCAAGGCTCTAGATAGAGCCTTGACAGGAGAAGTACCTATTGACAGTGCGAAGTTGAGGTTTGAATCTCAACCTAACAGTAAGCTGCCCAGATTTCTGGGTGAGCTTTTCAACAGCGTCTTCTCACGCGACGGTTGGATCCTTCCAACACCCTGCGTGAAAAGCATCACGATGCTACGTCAGCTTTTACTTGTATTCTACAAGTACGAACTGCCGTACGATTCAGAGCAAGAAAATGAAGTCATCAAAAAGTTCATTCGAACCGAAGATGAAATCAGTCCTCACCATGATCGTTGCGAGTGCGCATTCCGAAAACTCGAAAGAGTTCAATCAGAATATGCACGCAGCGCTCGGGATACTCGCGTTCCTCTTTTCGGACGTGACGAAAGCCACTGCCGGAAAGAAGAATGTAAAGCTTACAGCGCTCCCGGAATCTGTAGAAATACGGGTTCCAAAGAACATGATAAGCTTGTCAAAGATGCGAGAGCTTTATTATCTAAGGCCTTCGCTTTCTTTGACCCCCTCGACATTTATCCTCGACACGGTCCAGGCGCCGTCTCTACAAGAGAGCGGCTCTGGGCTAAGTATCGTTGGACGAATGTCCCTGAGAGGTTACGACGAACATACCCCCTCGATGCATACTTTTATGCAAGTGTGGGTCATGTTTGTGATCAGTACAAGGCCTTTGACAGCCTTGGAGATCAAGAGCTTTCGGCTCGAGTTTGTCTCGTTCCGAAAGACTCAAGAGGCCCGCGCCTCATCTCCTGCGAACCGTTGGCTTTCCAATGGATTCAACAGGGGTTAGGGCGAGCTATGGTGAAGCACTTGGAGTTGAACCCTTTAACAAGGTTCAATATCCATTTCACTGATCAACAGCCTAACCAATTTGGGGCCCTTCTTGGGTCCCAGAAAGGTTTGTACGCGACACTAGACCTCAATGAGGCCAGTGATCGTGTGACTGTTGGTTTAGTTCGGCTACTGTTTCCAGAGCCTCTTTTGAGTGCTTTGCTTGACAGTCGCTCTCTGTCTACGGAGTTACCGAGTGGTGAGATTAAACCGCTTAATAAATACGCGCCGATGGGGTCAGCTTTATGCTTTCCCGTATTAGCGTGTGTTGTTTGGGCGATTCTCACTGCTGGTGCTCCCGATGCGGATACGCGTGAGCGTATCTTGGTGTACGGTGATGATGTAGTGGTTCCAACGGCGCAAGCCGCGAACGCCATCATGCAACTCGAATCTTTTGGTTTAAAAGTAAACCGAGACAAGAGTTGCACCAGTGGATTCTTTAGGGAATCCTGTGGCTGCGATGCCTATAAAGGCGTCAACGTCACTCCTGTACGTTTTCGTACAGTCTGGCAGTCATCACGTTGCCCGGACTCCTACGTTTCGTGGATAGCTTACGCTAATTCATTGAAGCTTAGGGGTTACAATGAGACTTACGATTATATCGTAAAGGAACTGACCCTTTTATACGGGAAGGTTCCTGACGCAAGCATGAATTTATCATGCCCAAGTCTTCTCGAAGTTCCGGAGGTCTACCGTCCTAATAGGAAACGATCGAATGTCGATCTTCAAACAATCGAACATCTGGTCGTAAACGTTAGGTCGCAACCTATACGTAAAGAAATAGATGGTTGGGAAATGTTACTGCGATTCTTCGCAGAGGCAAATTCCAAGTCATCCCTTTACAGGTTGAATGATAAACCTTGCAGAAGCGGTGTAGAGGGTACTCCCGAAAGGGAGCCTTTCTCCGTCCGCGAGTACACCCGACGTGGGTCTAGCAAGCTCGTCAAGACCTGGTTAACACCAGGAACGGGCGAGAACCAATACCTGACACTCGTGCAACCGATGAAGCTCTATAAAGAGCAGCGTCGATGGTATGAGGATCAGTGTTGTCTTGGTAGATGAACACGTGGCGATGATTAAAGAAGAGTATGTGTAGCG